ATCTTTGCTTCTAGTAGAAGTGGCACATCAAACTGTATGCTAAACTCTAAATTAATCATATTTATCAATGACTTATTGGTGTCACGTATAATATTTAAAACAACATCTTCCTCACTTGGATGCACATCTATTACAATAGAATCATGTACAGTATTTACCACACATGACTTATGTTTGTCAAGCTCTTTTGCAATGTGAACAAGAACAACAGGAACAATATCTGCAGTTGCAAAACTCTGCACAGGATAGTTTTTTATCTGTGTAAAGTGAGATACTGTACCATTTCTTTTTCTCTGAACATCAGGGAATGAGAACTGTCTACCTGATGGTGTAGTTATCATGCCTGTATTCAGAGCTTCTTTAGCCAATTTGGTGTGCCATAGTGCGACTCCTTTGTACTTTTCTGTGAAGTGTTTATAATATGTAGCTTGAGCAGTCGTTCTCCCAAATCCTGTCGCTCCATAGAGGGGTGCAAAAGTGTGTGCTTTCGCTTCTTGGCGAGAAGTTTCTTCCCCTGCATTACTAATAACACTAGCAGTATAACTATGCACATCAAATCCATCTTCTATCTCCTTTTTTGCTACTTCATCATTAGATAAGAAAGCTGCAGTTCTAAACTCTAACTGTGCAAAGTCTGCTTCTAGAATCTTACCACCTTCCCAACGTGATACAAATACTTTCTTTACAGGAAATGTACCACCTCTAGGCATGTTCTGCATGTTAGGGTCTGCTCCACTAAACCTACCTGTTGATGTTCTGTGTTGCAGTAATCTCACATGAAGCATACCATCAGGTTTAACGTAAGCATTTATACCCTCAACAAACGAAGATAGATAAGTATCTAGAGCAGACAATCTTTGTAGATCAGTTAAAAAGTTTACTGCATCTTGCATCTTATTTTTCTTTGCAACATTAGCTAGTATGTCTAAATATGTTTT